TTGCCGTTAGCACCCGGTCGTTCGGCAACGATATTTCCGACCGCGCTCTGCGTGCCGCGTATGTCGGCGCCGTGGCGTCTTTTGAGACCTACAAGCTTGATTACGCTGTGCGTAAAACGGCAGCCGCCGGGGGCGCTGGCATCACGATGTCTACGCTTACCGCTGCTGGCAATTACTGGGTGCCTAAAGCAACGACTGTCAGCGTTACTGGCGAGTCTAGCAACGTCGATAACCGTTTTCAGACCATCACGGTTTCGAGCACGACCAACGTCGCTGCTGGCGATGCCTTTACGATTGCTAACTGCGAGGCTGTGCATCACATCACCAAGGGCAGCACGGGTCAGCTTAAGACCTTCCGCGTTATTTCGGTGCCATCTGCTACGACCTTGGTTATTTCGCCCCCGATCATCAGCAACCAGGGTGGCAGCGATGCCGAGGCCCAATATCAAAATGTGGTATTTACGACGACGGCCTCGAACGCTGCTTTGGTGTTTTTGAACACGGCAACGGCTGCCATGAATCCGTTTTGGCAAAAGGACGCGATCGAAATCCTCCCGGGTCGTTATGCTGTGCCTGATAATGCTGGCGTTGCTGTGATGCGCGGGTCTACGGACCAAAGGATTGAGTTGGTGATGACTAAGTTTTACGACATCAATACCATGAAAACTAAATTCCGGGTTGATGCTCTGTTTGGTGTTGTCAATAAACAGCCCGAAATGTCCGGCATCATTATGTTCGGCCAGCCATAATAAGCAAGGAAAAAGCTATGTTGTTATCACCTAATGGGACGGTTTCGGTTGCAGTTTTGGCCGGAGAGTCGATTGCGGTTTATAGTCAAGGTTATGCTGTTGTTTCCCGGCTTGTTGGTTACCCAAATTACCCCGATCAAGTTTCGGCGGTTGGAACGGTAAACAATGCTCAAGTTGTATTCGGCCCGTATGCCAGCGGCGCTCAGATCATTATCGAGGCGCAAGGCGGTGCTGAGGTCGAGTATGAGATTGGCAGCGCTCCGGTAGTTAAGCAAAGTCGTCGCGAAGCTACCGTACAGTCAGCTCCAGTTGCGGTTGATGTTACGGCAACTTTGACGGTCGGTCAGTTGTTGGGCGGTATCATCACGTCTACTACGGCAGCTGCTGTTACTGGCACGCTCCCGACTGGCACGCTGACCGAGGCGGGCTCAGACTTCGCTGTAAACGATGCTTTTGACTGGTATGTCATTAATACCGGAGCAAGCAATGCGTTTACGGTGTCGGCTGGTACGGCTCACACGCTTGTCGGATCGGGTACGGTTGCGTTGAGTTCATCGGGCGCTTTTCGCACCCGCAAAACGGCAGCTAATACGTTTGTGACGTATCGGATCGGTTAATGAGTAGTACACGGGCCGGTTTCGGCTGGCCCGGTTTTGGAGGTGATATGCCGCTCAAAAAGGGTTACTCGAAAAAGAGCATTTCGACCAATATCTCCAAAGAGATTAAGGCCGGCAAACCGCAAAAACAAGCAATTGCTATTGCATTATCAACGGCGCGAACCGCTGCTATGAAAGCGGGCAAGCCGAGCAAAGCGCCAAAAAAGGCTAAATAAAGATGGAATATCCAGCGTTTGTTTATCGCAAAGCAGACAAAGCCCGCCAGGATGGCAGCAAGTTTGATACCTTGTTGGTACACAACGACGACGAGCGCAAGAGTGCATTAGATGTGGGTTGGGCTGATGACGTATTACAGGCGCTGGCGCCAAAACAAAAGACCGTTGTAGTAGGTGAGCCTGTTAGTGTTCTTGAGGACGATGCGCCGCCTACCCGCTCGGAATTAGAATCCAAAGCAACAGAGTTAGGGTTAAAATTCGACGGGCGCACATCAGATCGCAAGCTTTGTCTAATGATCGATGAGGCATTGGGGGAATAATGGGATACAGCAAGCGTCAATTTGTGACCGCAGCGTTTGAGGAGTTGGGGCTTGCATCCTACGTTTTTGACTTGTCTCCAGAGCAGTTAGAAAGCGCTTTACGCCGTCTTGACACGATGATGGCAGAGTGGAATGGGATTGGTATTCGATTGTCTTATCCGATCCCAGGAAGCCCTGAGAACAGCGATATTGATGCAGAGTCAACCGTCCCGGACTCGGCGAACGAAGCAATTATTGCTAATTTGGCTGTGCGTCTTGCTCCGGCTCTTGGAAAGACTGTCCAACCAGAGACTAAGGTTGTAGCAAAACAGGCTTATAACGTACTTTTAAGTCGCGCCGCCCATCCTATTAATATGTCTTTGCCAAACACGATGCCATCTGGAGCCGGAACCAAACCGTGGCGCAGAGACAATGCGTTTCTGTACCCTCAGCCTCCGGCTATTGATGCAGGGTCAGACGGCACAATTGAGTTTAACTAGGGGGCTAATATGCCGACAATCAACCAGTTATCTACCGTTGACGACTTATCTGGGGGAGACCTTTTCCCGGTTTATGTAAGCGCAAACGGTGATGCTAGAAAAGTATCAGCGACAAACCTACGTGACTTTATCTTATCAAATGCGTCTGTCACTGATGACAAAATCACGCAATACGCCGCTCCGTCGTCAACCGGGTTCACGGTGTCGATCCTAAATGGGTCTGAGAGCGTATGGTTAATTTTGCTTCCGACAGGTGGCTTTGCTGCGGGGACTATTGTGTTGCCTGCTTTAGCGGTGTGTGTTGATAAGCAAGAGGTGCTTATTAATTGCACTCAATCTATCGCAACGCTTACGGTCAGCGGCAACGGTGCAACCGTTACGGGGGCGCCAACATCGCTTTCGGCAAACGGGTTTTTTAGAATGCGGTTTGATGCTACGGCCAAAGTCTGGTATCGAGTAGGTTAAGAGGACATTATGACAATCGAATCCCCGTTTTTGCCGAACTACGGATCTGGTGTAACTGTAGCCCCTGGTGTTGTAGCGGCATCAGCAACTCTAGCGAATAAAACAAAGTCGGTAGTTATCACAAATCTATCGTCATCAGTCGTATCGTATGTACGTGTGAGCGCCGCAGGAACTGCCGCTACAACCGCCGATTTTCCTGTTTTGCCGTTAAATAAAGTTGTACTTGGGAAAGCAGATGATGACCTAATCGTTTCTTATATAACATCTTCTGGCACAGGGTCTATCCATATCATGGCAGGCGAAGGCTATTGATTTAAATAATCGGCTGGGTGACAGGCACCACAATGCAAACTAAAGACCAAAGACTAGCCCGAGTTGGCGTATCTGGATACAACAAGCCAAAACGCACGCCATCTCACCCCACAAAATCTCATGTTGTGGTGGCGAAAGAGGGCGATAAAATTAAAACGATAAGATTTGGTCAGCAGGGCGTAAGTGGGTCTCCCGCCAAGCCTGGAGAGTCGGCGGCAGACAAAGCACGTCGCAAGTCATTTAAAGCACGCCATGCTGCAAACATTGCCAAGGGCAAGATGAGCGCCGCATATTGGGCGGACCGCGAAAAATGGTGATATGAATGCAGATCCCAATAACTAGCGGAATTTATACCGACTCAGGCCCTGACTTTAGATCATCTTATCCGGTTAACTACTTTATTGTTCCTGGTGCCAATGGCGTCAGTGACTCTTATTTGCGGCCTGCGGACGGTCTTGTAAGTGTAGGGACTGGTCCAGGTGTAGACCGTGGAAGTATCGAGTGGAAGGGCGAGCATTATCGAGTTATGGGCTCTATGCTCGTAAAGATATCAAGCTCTGGAGTTGTCACGACGCTAGGAAATGTTGGGGGCACTACTCAGTTAGTTACCTTTGATTACAGTTTCGACCGTTTGGCTATCGCGTCGAATAATAATTTGTTCTACTGGAACGGGACTTCTCTGCAACAGGTTACAGACCCAGACTTGGGCACGGTAATTGATGTTGTTTGGGTCGATGGTTATTTTATGACAACTGACGGAACCAGTCTGATTGTCACGGAACTTACTGATCCCACACAAATAAATCCATTGAAATATGGATCGAGCGAAATAGACCCAGATAGGGTAGTTGGTTTGTGGAAGATCAGAAATGAAGTTTATGCGTTAAACCGCCACACAATCGAGGTGTTCGACAACATTGGCGGTGATTTTTTCCCATTCCAACGCATTGATGGCGCTCAAATACCTAAGGGGTGTGTTGGTACTCACGCATGTTGTGTTTACGAGGATACTATTGCTTTTCTCGGGAGTGGAAGAAACGAGGCTCCGTCGATCTATATTGCAGCCAATGGTAGAGCACAGCAAATCAGCACCCAAGAGGTGGATAGGATCATCGGCGGGTATACGGAATCGCAGCTTTCTAACGTGAAGCTAGAAGCTCGCAACGACAAAGCGCAGCGTCTTTTATATGTACATTTGCCGGATCGTTGCTTAGTTTATGACGCTGTATCGTCTCAAGTACTTAATAAATCGGTGTGGTCGGTATTGACCTCAACATTAGGGGCCGGATTTTCGGAATACAAAGCTAAAAACCTCGTATGGGTCTACAACAATTGGTGGGTTGCTGATCCAGGGTCAAATACGTTCGGGACTTTGACGCAATCAATTGGGAGTCACTGGTCTGTGAATGTTAGGTGGGAGTTTGGGACGACGATCTTGTATAACGAGGGTCGCGGTGCAATCATGCACGAAATCGAACTCGTGGCCCTTACCGGCAGGGTTGCGTCTGGAATTAGTCCGACAATCGCAACGTCTTATTCTGTCGATGGCGTAACGTGGAGCCAATCTAGGTTTATAAACGCCGGGAAGCAAGGCGAGAGGCTGCGTCGCTTGGCGTGGTTTCAGCAGGGATTTATGCGTAATATGAGGATGCAGAGGTTCCAAGGCGACACACAGACGCATGTGGCCTTCACTCGGTTAGAGGCAAAAATAGAGGCTTTGGCTAACTGATGGCTATCAAACTTGGGCTGACACGCGATCAACTGGCTACGTTCCTGAAAGACCCGGAGCAGATCAAGCAGTTTGAGAAACTTTTCGGAACTGTACAGCAGACAACAACAATTATTTTACCGGCGGTTGATACAAGCGTAGGACTTGCTAACGCTCAAGCAGCAAAGGCTATCGGAGACGTAGAGTCTTTTAAAACAGATGCGTCTCAGTCAATAAGCGCTATAACATCAAAAATCAATGTTTTGTCGGCAAATGTTGTTGAATTGTCGGATAGACTAGACGGTATCAAAGAGGCTGATAACAAAGGCTTTATTTTTGCCGAAATTCAGCAAATTAAGAACGAAATTGATGCGCTCAAAGTAACGTCAGCCATACGACGACCTTCAAAGCGGAGGCGCATTGGGTGTTTTCTTGATACGACAACACAGACGGCGGCGGCTATAAATACAGCATATGCCGTAACTTTCAACACCACAGATCAGTCTGACGGGGTATATATTGGGACTCCTTCGTCGCGTATTTATGTAGACACCGAAGCAATTTATAATTTCCAGTTTAGCGTGCAGACTGACAACACGAGCGGCGGCAGTCATTTGGTATTCTTGTGGTACAGAATAAACGGGGTTGATGTTGCAAACTCAGCAAGTCAGGTACGCCTTAAAGGCACTGACGGCGAATTAGTAGCTGCTTGGAAGTTTGTCGCAAAACTTAAAGCCGATGACTATTTCGAGCTAATGTGGTCTGTTAGTGATACCGCAGTACAACTAACGGCGCAGGCCGCAGCGGCTCCGGTTCCTGGAATCCCGTCGGCTCTTCTTAGTGTGATAACAGTCGAGTAGGAAAGGGGTGGGTTGTGGCATCAAT